CCGGAGTAGGCGGGGATGCAAATAGCTTCACCAGGCTCAATGGTGGTAGTGAAAGTGCCGTCAGGTTTTACCTGAATAATATCGGGGTCGGTGAGGATTACTGTGCTGCCGGTAACCCGGGTTTGGGGAGCATGGATATGCAAATGAGTGGCACCCGCAGGAATTTGGGTTACAAGCTTCAAATCGCCGGTAATAGTGGGCATGTTCTAGACGCCTTTCTTTTCGATCTCGTCTCTCAGGATTTCGTGAACACTGTATTGGGGGTAGATGGTGACGGTGAAAGACCGAACAGCTTCAGCGAAGTGGGTTGATAGCTTGGTTGTTGGATTATCCTTGTCGATCTTGAGCTCATAGGTATCGCTATACCCAGCGATAGCGTCCATTCGCACAACCATGATCGCCGTCACTCCGTTGAACCCGATATCATTTTGGTTGCGTATGGAGAATGTTATATCTCCATCGTGAACAATCTTCGCGTTTTGCCAGATCAGCGTACCTTTCGACCGGAGGTAGCCCGTCTGGGGTTGAGTAGCTATGTAATACCTGGCCAGGGTGGCAATCATAGCCAAATTTTCCACAGTCCGCTGCTTGGACTCCGCCGCTAGGTTACGTGCTATCTCATCCACCGCAGTCTTGGCTTCGGAGGCTTTCACATCGGCCACACCAGCCGCGGTTACCGCCGTGGTGGCGGTCTTCTGCACCGCCCCCACCGTGCGCAGCCGTTCTGCCCGCTCCTGATTTATACGCTCCCAAATAGCGCTGTTGTGGGTTTTCAGGGCCTCAGCATCGGATATCATCTGCCCACCCACATGAACCCGCCAGCCCCTAGCCCCCTCCTGGCTATTGCCAATAAGGTCAATAGCGGTCACCGGCACCTTGATGCGCCTGCCCCAAATCTCCACCAGGACCACATCCCCGAGCCTAAAATCCGCGCCGGGTTCGTAGGCGCCGAGGCCGCGGCCGGTGATGTCGCGTTCGAAGAACAAATTGCCGTCGACTCGTTTTTGGGCTGTGTCTACTGCGGTTTCGAGGTTGGAGGATTTGCCGTTCATGTTGAGGGTGACGTCGGCGCGCACGAACCCAACATCGAAAGCCCCTGCGCCAGCATTGGGTGGGCGGTAGATGTAGCCGTTGCGGAGCCGATTCTCGGCGGGTTGCTCTTGTTGTTTGTCGGCGGGTATGGTGACGTCGAAGCTGCCGTAGGTGTAGGCGGGCATGTGGCGGCCTACGGTGAGGTCACCCCCGTCGGCGATGAGGATAACGTCGGTTTTTTCGGCCATGATTTCCTCCTATCTGCGCCGGTTAGCCTTGGGTGACGCGAACTATTATGTTGGGTTGGGTGAGGGGTTTCACTCCTATGGGTTGGGGGTCGGATGGGAACCACAGGTCACAGGTGACGGTGATGCCGGCCTGGAGGGCTAGGGCCCCTATGGAGTCCCAGAGGGGCTGGTCGTCAGCGGTGTACACCAGGTGTGGGGATGGCAGCCCGGAGGATGCCGTCGACACCACGATCCGCTGCGCTTTCCCCCACAGTCTGAAACCGATCTCCAAGGAGTTGGCGATGATGTTGCGGATTATGTTTTCGGCTGGGCCTTCCATGGTTACCCCGTCAATGGCGGTGACCATGGGGTAGTGCATCAAATCGCGGGGGGTTTTATACAGCTCCAGCTTGGTGGGGTCGCCTACCCAGTCGCGGGTAAACGTTTGGAAGCTGCCTGTTCGAAGCGCTTGGGGGTTTGACCAGGCTACGTGCCGGTTCAGGATTGAGAGCAGGTCAGTGCCGTTGATTTCCACGAGGGTTGGTGTGTGGAAGGTGCCCCTGGCCACGGTGTGGGTGATCCGATACACTCTGCGGAAGCCTGGGCGCTCCACCATGATGTAGCGGGTGGGGCCGGCAGCCTCGATAAGCTGCCCGTTTTGGGCTGCGCCGAAATCGGCGATCAGTTCATCCGCTAACGGGTGTACTGCCCCACTAGCGCCGTCTGCTATTTTGTGGAGGAACCTGCCTGATACCGGGGCGCCCCGGGTGGCGGGTGCCGAAAATTCTACTGGTGGTGGGCAATCGAAAAGCGGTTCGCAGTTTTCATCTAGCAGCCCGATCCATTGTCCGAAATCTTCCGCCACCATAGCCCGGTGCCTAGCGTGCTGCCACCATTGCCCTATTGTCATCGCCATGGGTCGAGCACTCCTATCCGCCACTCCAGAAACGCCCCGGCAGGTAAGTCGTATTGCCTGCTTTGCCCTGGGGGTACGCCTTCGGAAATGATTTGGCCTCGGATTTTGCGCCAGAGGTCATCATCCCGTACGCCTAGGCCATTGAGTACTTGGTGGGATCTCTGCGGGTCCAGGTGCAGCCGGCGGGTAGAATCCACGGCAGGCAGGGTGAATTCCGCCGTGGAGGGGAGTGTTACTTTCCCACCGGCCCCTTCCCACACGATTTCCGGCCATATGTACACCTGACCAGAATTTGTCACTGTGACGCTCCCGGTTTTTCGGAATGGGGTCGTTTCCCAGTAGCCAGCGTCAATAGCAAGCGGTATGGATAGTGCCCACATGTCGGCCGTAGCATCATCAACTTCTAGATCAGATGGGGCACCGTTGAGTCTCACTTGGGCGTGCATGGTGCCCATGGGTGACTCGATCTGGAGCGTGCCCAGCGGCGGGAGGATGGAGAAACCATGGCGAAACTCTGCCCAAATATCATGGGCATGCCGGCCCTGCCCGGCGCGGACGAAGAGGTCGAGGGAGCCTTCGATGGCTGGGAAGCGGAGGCCTTCGATGGCTCTGCCTGGTACACCGAGGGTTTCGATGCCGGTGGCTTCGGGCCTACCGATGAGCTCTTTGATGCCGGCTCTGCGGATGCCTGCTATCCAGGTGCTGGATGAGAGCTCCCACGTTTTGCCTGTGGGGGCGATGTACCGCACTAAATAGCGCCGATCAATCATAGCGCCTCCTTTCTTTTCTGCTAGATTCGGGCTCGCTCGTAGCGCACTGCATCAACTGCCGATAGCTGGCCGGCCTGCCCGGAGCCGGTAGCGAGTGAGCGTTTCGTGACCGCGAGGAGTTCTGCCAGGGTGGCGTTGAGCTGGCGGAGTTCCCCGGTTTGCGCTACCTCGGTGGTGGTGGCGAGTGAGCGGAGTCGTTCTACTTCCGCGGCGGCGGCGAGTGCTTTCCGCACTTTTTCGTCGTCGGTTTTTTCGATCTCCTGTTTGAGTTTCGCGTACTCCAGTTCGGCGGTCAGTTTGTCTTTTTGCCGGAGGTATTCCACGGTTTTAGTGGCTCGCTCTAGCTCCAGGTTGAGGTTGTTTTGGTCGATCTGGCGTTGGATAGTAGTGAGCCGGTCTTCGGTTTGGCGTTGGGATTTTTCGATCCTGCCGCTGATACCGTATTGGAGTGCGCCGATAGTGCTCTCCATGAATTGCTCGCCGAGCTTGGCGCCGCCGGTGGCGGCTTCTACTCCGTATTGTTGGGAGAGCACACCACCGCCGATGGTGAGGGCGGCACCGCCTGCGGACCCCAGAACCAGGGCGGCTTTTTCAGCTGTCCCTAGATTCTTCCAGGCGTCCTTGATGGAGTCCTTGTTTTGGTGGATGTCAATGCCGCCCTGCACCAGGTCTTTCAGTCCGCCCAGTGCCATGCCGGCGCCTGCTAGGGCGCCGAGGGGTCCGCCGACGGTGAAACCAGCGACACCAGCCGCAGCGCCGGCTAGGAGCTTGCCGATGCCGCCTACCAGCTTAGATACCCCACCGAAGCCTTTGGATGCGCCTTGGGCTTGGTTGGCGGTCATGCCGTATAGGCTGGCGGTTTGTTCGGCAAGGGCTGTGGTTTGGGCCCGCAGCAGCTGCGCTGCCGCGGTTTGTTTCAGTGTTGCCTCTAGCGCCTCGTAGCGGGCTTCTGATTGGGCTTTCGCCGCTTCCAGGTCGTCGACTGCGGCTTGGGCCCGGGCGACTCGGATTCCCCATTCGGCGGCCTGGATTTCCTTGCTGTTTGCTACCACAGAGGCGGTCAGGTCTTCGACGGTGAATTTGCCGGTGCGGTAGAAGCGGTCAATGGCGCCTTTCATAGCCTCAACGCTGGTGGACCCCATGAGAGCGGATTGCTTACGGGCTTCAGCTAGGGCGGCTTCGGCTTGAGCGATGCTCACGATGCCGCGGGCGCGGGTGCGCTCTACATCCCGCTCCCTGATCTGCAGCTCAGCCAACGCTTTCACCCTGGTGAGGGCGTTGGTTTGCTGCTGCATTTCCAGCTTGGACACTTCTTGTCGGGTTTTATCGACAATGCCTGCGGCTTTCTCTATTTCAGAGAAGAAGCTGGCGATGTGCCCAATGCCGGCGGAGAGTGAGCCGCCGATTTTTTCGGCGATCTCGCTGGCTGCCTGGTAGCGGGATGCCGCCACGGTGCGTTCGGCTGCCTCTAGGTCAGCGAGGGATTCAGCCTGGGCGGCACGGGCCGCCGTCAGCTTGTCCTCCGCTTTATTCACCTTTTCCTGAGCGCTCTTGACGGCTTTGGCGTTCTTGTCAGTGGATTTTTCCAAGTTATCGCCGATATCTTCCCGTACCCGGGCGAGCTTCTTCTCGGCGTCAGCGATGCGGTCGGCTTTGCCTTTCTTCCTGGCGTCAGCCAAGGATTTTTCGGCGTCCTCCAGCTTTCGCCTGTCAGCCTTGGATACCGCGGCACCCTCTTTCTCGGTTTTCGCCAATTCCTTCTTAGCGTCGGCAAGTTCCTTTTCGGCTTTGCTGATGCTGTCGGATTCGGTGGCGATCTTTTTCCGCAGCTCATAGAGACCCTTTTCGGCATCCCTCACGACTTCGGCGGAATCCAACCAGCCGCCTCCGAAATGGCGGCCTTCGGCTTGCACGACCACCCGAGCGTCTTCGGCGTCGTGGGCGAAGAGCTTTGCCGCGGTAGAGATTTCCCCAGCAGCTTGGTCGAATTTTTCGCCTGCCGCCATGAGGATTTTCGCCGCAGTAGCGTTCTGCTTACCGATCTCCGGCAGGGCCCTGGCAATGGCCGATTGGTGCCGCCACTGCTGGTTCGTCAAAACCAATTCGTCGGCGCCGGATTCGTTCCGTCCTCGAACACCGGATGGCCACCGGCCGCCGGTGTCGAACTTCGGCCCGTACTGCACATACTTTTTGGCCTGGTCAAACAAGGACTGGGCTTTGCCCCACGAAACGTTACCGCGGCTGGTTTTCACCCCATCCACGGAGGTGGACTCGATGTCATCCCCAAGGTTCAAAAAGTCGGCAGGATCATAGTCTTTGCCATTGATGGTGACGATCTGCCCGGCAATAAGCGGCAGGTAGGCATGGTTGGTGTACTGGGGGTGGGATGCCGGTGCTGCCCCACCGCCGACTTGGCCGTTACCGCGCCCGCCACCCATTTCGACGTTGACTGCCTGCCCGTCGGTGAAATGAATGGTGCCTGAGGTGTGCCCACCTGCGGGGCCGCCGTTGAGCCAGCCGATGGAAAACCTGGGGCCGCCACTGCCCAGGCCGGTACTGAAACCCATGCGGGCCAGCACGGGGCCTTCATCCCCGGTGGCGAACTTACGGCCGTCGAGTGGCCAGCCCACAGCTAGTGCTGCCAGGCCGCTCATGGCACCACTGCAATCGCCCCAGTTAGCGAGTAGCCCACCGCCGAAAACATACGGTGCACCTTCGAGGGAGCGGGGGGCTTTCTTACCGTTGACGGTTTCACCTTTGGCGAACCGCAGGAGCTCACCTGGGGTGACGACCCCACCATCAGCCAGAGCCTGCACGCCCCCTAGGATCTTATTGAGCTTGGGGGAATCATCATTGATCGCCCGCAGTAGATTATGGTGCTTAGCGGACGATCGGCGGTTGATAACCCATTCCCCAGCATCAACCCGGGCTGTGGGCCTGCCCTGCCTATCGACACCCTGGAAACCATCGACCTCGGTGGTACCGGGCCCGGAGAGGGGCAGCCGGTACCCCGCCGGGGTGCCGAACAAACCACCAGCTGCGAGCCCTACAACACCACCTGCGGCGTTGCGTGCTGATGCGACATCAGGGTGAAGATACCGATTCCCGCCCACATTCGTGTACACGTTTTCCACCACAATGGTGTGCTTAGATGTGGTGTTCTGCCCGCTCAGGCTCTGGATTCGCTTGATGACTTCTGGCACGTTGTCGTTGATTTTGACTTCACCGGTGCGTTTGTCTTTGACCAGGATACCCAGGTCAAGCATGCGGGTTTTGACGTCAGGGTCGTTGGAGTCGATGACGACTTTGCCGCCGGGGAGGGTTTTCGTTTTCAGCCCTAGGGCATCGAGCTTTTCGATAGTGCCGGGCACTTCGGCGTTATCAATGTGGATGTAGCCGTCGAGGCTGGAGAGCTTGACCCCCATCTGATCCAGTAAGGAAATGATGGAGAAAGCGTCGGGGAAGTCAATGGTCACCTGCCCCTCAAAGGGCTCGGAGACTTTCGCCCCCATGGCCTCCAGCTTTTGTTTGGTCTCATCGGTGATCGCATCCGATTCCACCTTGATCGTTTTGTCATCGGGGATGGCTTTGATCTTGTCACCCAGAATCGAGTAGATCTGAGCCGCCGCATCAGCCTCCTTAGCGGCATTTGTCATGGCTGCCGCTTCGGCCTCATGTTGCCTGGTTGCCTCTTCCAAGTCGTTGTTGGCGCCCCGGGTGGACTCGGCTAGCTTTAATGTCGCCTCGTCGGCATCGGTCAGGCCTTGCTTCCATTTCGCAAAGGACTCGGCGGCGTGCTGCTTAGCGATGGTGCTACCACCATCAAGATCAGCGAGGGCGGTGGCCACGCCAAGAGCCGCATCTTTGTTGCCGTTGAGGGCGGCTTCTAGATCGTCGGCGGAGATTTTAGCTTGCTGCAGCTGGGGGTGGGCGTGCATGAACGCGGTGACGATGGATTCGGCCTTGCCTTGGATGGCTTCCAGGCCGGAGGCCTGCCCCATCATGGCGTCCACCACAGTGCTGGATGCGATACCTGCCTTGCTGGCCAGGTCTATCAGGCCTTCGCTGGAGGCGCGCTGCACCATCACCGACCTGGTGGCTGCCTCCTCGATGCCGTTCAGGGAATTCTTGAGGTCATCAACGTTGTTCTTGTGCTGCTGCTCAGCCTTAGCTGCTTTTTCGTTTTCGCTGGCGAACAGAGTAAGGGCTGCGGCGGCACCGGTGAGCGCCAGGCCCCAAGGCCCGCCGAGGGCGCCTAGTAGGCCTTCGGCGCCGGATTTCAGCAGGGAGAAACCGCCACGGGCTACACCAACAGCTGCGTCACCGATCGATCCCAGGGCAGCGCGTGCAGTGTGGGCGGCCTCGGTGTGCTTTTCCGCAAATGTTTTCAAGGCCGGGGAGCCCTGCTGGAATGCGGCCTCGGCCTTAAGCACGGCGGCAGCCAAACCGCTTTGCTCGCCGGTCAGGTAGTGTGTGGTTGCCCCGACCCGGTCCATTTCCACACCAGCGTCCCTGTAAAACTTTTGGATGCTGGATATTTGCCCCCGCATTTCAGACAGGCTAGACACATGTCCCCGCATCTCGGACAGCTTGGACGTGTACTGACCCATGGTGGTGGTGATACCGCCAACGATACCGGGCACGGTGCGGAACGCCGCCCAGCCTGCCATGGCGGCCGCTAATAACCCTGGGTGGGCTTTCAGCAGGTCAGCGACAGACTGGAGAGATGGGGCCAGGGCAACGAGCACGCCAGATGCTGCATGCAAAGTACCGAGGAAAATATTCCATGTGCTGACGCCCAGGGCTGCGGATGCCTGCCCCAGAGCAGTAGCCACGGTGGATACCACGGGCGCCAAGGCTTTACCGGCATCGAGCACGTCGCTGAAGGCTGCCTGGACGCCGGTAAGCATGCCTTTGCCCTGATCGGACTGCAGAAAATTCGAAACGGCACCCTTGGCGTCTTTCAGCCCTGGCACTAGGCGCTGCTGAAGGAAGGTGTCAATATCGGCCGCAACCGGCTTGATTTTAGTTTCCAGGCCGTCGATGGCGCCGGTGGCGGCCACCAGGCCATCCTTCGCCAGGCCAAAGAATGGTTTCAGGGCGGTAGCACCCAACCGGCCCAGGGCCGCCTGGGCGTTGGCGGCGGCCCCTTCAAAAGACTCGCCCATTTTCAGGGCGCTGCCACCCATGCCGGCACGCATGGCTTTCTCGAAGGTTTCGAAGTCAATCTTTCCCTTGGAAACCATATCCGAGATTTCGGCGGAGGTTTTCCCGGTTTCCTTGGCGAGCAGCTGGAGCACGGGGATACCAGAAGCCATGAGTTGGAGCATATCATCGCCCTGAAGTTTGCCGCGGGCGGCAATCGAGCCGAAGATAACGCCAACGTCTTGCATGCTCCGGCCGGCAATAGCAGCAGTGTCACCCACGGTTTTCAGGGTGGTTTCCAACTGCTGGCCGGGTTTAATGCCTGCGGCGACCAGACCTGCGGCAACGGATGCTGCCTCCCCCAATCCGAAAGCGGTGCCTTTCACTGAGGAAAGCGCATCATTCATGACCCCGGCAACGGTCTTGGTGTCGTTGCCTAAGCCGAGGAGTTTCTGCTGGGCGTTTTCGATAGCGGTGAGGCGGCCCATGCCTTTGGCCATGGCGGTGCCGATAAGGCCACCCGCCGCCACACCAGTGGCGAGCGCCCCGGCTTTCAGCGTCTTGCCCACACCTGCGGCGAGTTTACTTCCCCACGAGCCGCCGCGGCGCTCGGCTTCGCTTTCCACACTCCCCAGCGCTTTGGCGATGGTGGGGCTGATTTTGCTCACCTCGGGGATGATCGAGATGTAGCCGGTGCCGAGCTCTGCGCCCATGAAAAATCCCCTCCTTCAGATTTAGATGTGGTGCTTTTCCCTGACCTTTTGCCTGATCTCCGCGGCGGTCAGTTCCCGCCTATGCGGCCGGCTCACCTGCTGGTGGGAGGCCTCAATACCTTCGATGGTTTGCTGGATAAGACCCCCAACACCACTCGTGTTTTTCCCGGCGCGGGCCAGGGCCAGGATGTACTGCTGGTCGAAGAGTGCGCCAAGGATTTGGTTGGTGGGTAACGCCCAGGCGGCTGCTTCGGCGGCTGCGGGGTTGAGGTAGGTGTGGAGGTGGGATGTGGCTGGTAGGTGTTTGAGGAATGCCCTAAGGTCACTCCACCGGTAGGTGCGCCCTACGTTGCTGAGTGAGTACCCAATGTTAAGGAGGTCTACTCGGAGGGCGTCGGTGAGTTGGGGGTCTCCCCCGAAGGCATACCGGTGGAGGGCAAGGATTCCCCCAACAGAATACCTGATTCCTGGCCCCAGATGCGGTCAATTTCCACCAGCTGGCGTTGTACCAACTTGCTGATGGCATCCTTCTTCACCTGGGTGTTATTGAAGTGGAGCAGAAAGAGCCGCGTAATTTCAACAGAGTCATTGCCGATGTGCTGTTTATCGGCTTCGTTTTGGATGGCGGTGATGTCTGTGGGATACAGGCAGTCAACTGGGGGGATGGTGATGGTAACTTTTTTGTCTTTGCCTGCAGGGATGTTGAATTCAATGTTATCGAATCCGGAGATATCGAATGCCATGTTGGCTCCTTAGGTGTGGTTGATAGAGGGTGGGAGGGGCCGCGGGCAGCAACGGGGTTTTGCCCACGACCCCTTTTTCGGCGTGGTTAGCGCCAGTGTTTCAGCACCTGCCAGTGGGCAGTGGTGAGCTTTGATGCTGGCGTGACTTGCAGCCACAGTCGGTCACGTAGTGAGGTAATAGCCGTGTCCAGGTCGGTTGCGGGGATGGTGGTGCCGCCAGCACCCCACAGCCCAATGGAGGGGCGGATCTTGCCCGGCCATTGTGCGGTCAAGGCCTCCACCAGGGGCGCGGCTTTTCCAGCCTGCCCAGCGTCGAAATAGACCCAGGGCTGCAGCAGATCGGCATGCTGTAGCAGTTTGGCGTAGTCGTGTCCGCTGTCGGGCCGGCCCGCGGGCGGGTTGGCCCAGTTGACTCGCACGTCAAAAACCAGCTGGGCATTACCGATAGCGCGTTTGATGCGGCCTGCGACTTCGGCCATTTTATCGCCAAACCACGCCAGCTCTTTGGGCCCCTCGTGGGGAGTGCCGTCACCACGCCGTGTCCAGTCTGTCTCGCCGGTGTCTTGTTTGAACAGCTCCAAGTCTTTATCCGAAAATGACCCGGAGTCCCAGTGGATTTCGGTGAGGATGATGCCTTTGATGCGGTTTCCGTAGCGGGCCGCGAGGTGCCGTGCGGCTGCCTCTAGCATGTCACCGATGTGTCCTTTGGTGAGGGCGTAGGCGCTGCCCAAATCGTTTCGGATGGTGCCGTCTCTGGATACTGCCCGGAGGTCTTGGTATTCGGGTTTCGCCAGGGTGGTGGTGGCCATAGCATCCAGGGTGAGGTAGATACTTGTGATACCAGCTGCACGGGCGGTGTCGATGATCCCTGCGATGGGGTCGCCTTCGGCCGCTGATAGGGATGATGTGAGCCCACTGTCTGAGGGCACTTCTGGGGAGAGCAGCCATTCGGGCCGGCCTACCGCTAGGTCGATGGTGGTGCCGCCAGCGTCTACTACTTTTTGGAGGGCTTCTTCCCAGTTGTAGGTTTTCGATGAGGTGTCTTCCCACCCGAATGATACAGCGCGTCGGCGGGTGTCCGGTTTCGGGGGCGGCGGTACAGCCCCGCCGCCGTTGTTGTTCCCTCCGCCGCCCGGAGTTACCGGGGAGGGGTTTAGGGGTTTACGGTGATGGTGGTACCCGCACCACCGGTGAGTTTGGACCCGTCGGCGGTGAGGGCCCCGGTAACATCTTTAATGGTGTAGGGGCCGCCAGCATTACCGGTGACGGTGGCGGTGGTGGCGCCTGCGAGTTTACGTAGCTCGGCCTGCACGGTTTCGGCGGTGGCGTTAAACGCCAGTTCGGCGGTGGCGTGGCCATCGACGGAAAGGGTGAAGGTACCGCCTGCAACACCAGCGGGGAGGGTCACGGTCTTGTCTTGGGCATCAGGGTCTGGGGTGTTGTGGTCAACCATGCCGTCGTCCCGTAGCTCGAAGGAGTTTGCGAATTTGAATTCGGCGGGGCCCTTGAAAGCAGTGATCGTGATGTTGTATTTCGTGGATGCGGAATGGGTCTCTGCGGTTTTTTCCACGGTACTGATCCGACCGTTAGGCACAACCAAGGTTTTCGCTTTCTCGCCGGAGACGGCTTTGACGATATGACGCTTGAGCGGTAGCCGTTCAGCGGTGTGATACACGGTGGTCTGGCGGCCGTGCTTGTCGGTGGCGGCTTTTTCGATGACGTTTGCGTCGCCAAAGCAGGATCGTAGCACGTTAGTGTTGCCGTCTTCGAGTAGGGTGAGAACGACTGTTTCGGTGTATGAGGTTTGGGTGTCTACCCAGTCGTCGCCGCCGAACATTTTTTCGGTGCTGGTTTCCCGGTTAATGGTGTGAGTGAAGCCGTCTTCGCCTACAGCGCCATGATCTTTGAAATCTTCATGGAGGGTTTCAAGGGCGGTCTTCGGCAGCGGGGTGTTAACTGGGGCGTTGAAGTAAACGCCGCCGTCAATGGGTGGGGTGGCCACGAAGGCATTTTGGATGTTGATAGCCATGATGGGTCTCCTAAATCAGGAATGTCGGAAAAGGGAGTTGCGGCAGGATGGTGTCCCCTGCTGCCGCACCAGGGGCCGGCTAGTGGGCTAGGAGCCGCACACCACCGGTGAATTGGAAGCGATAGAGCTTCGGGTCGGGGTCGTCGTACCTGGTGAGGGTGTCTATGGTGGTGGATTGGATTTTGGCGGACCGCATCCGCACCCACGCTTCGTAGACTGTTTCGGCCAGGGCTTCAGCGTCCAGCTCGGTGTGGGCGTAGCACTCCACCAAAAACCGGGGGTTGCGGAGTGCCCAGTCCTCCATGCCGCCGCCGATACGGGAAACAATGATGAAGGCCTGCGGTTTCGGGCTGCCCGGCATGCGGCTGGATACCGGCACCCCTACCCGGCGCGCCAGCTCAGCAATCACTGTGGTGGTTGCGGTGGTCACATGGGCCTCCTTCCAGAAGGCGGGTTAGCCTAGGGCTCGGGTGAGGATGTTGTCCCTGGCTTCTCGACGTTTGGCCGACCAAGTATCGGCGTAGATAATGCATCGGTGGCGGGTTTTGCCCATCTGGTAGGAGGATACAAACCCGTCGCCGGCCGCGGCTGCTACTTGTTCGGCGTGGTCGACTACGATCCCTTGGGTCATGGGGTCTTTGAGCAGTGCTTTCAGCGCGGCCTTGTTCGGCACGTACTTTGCCATAGCCTGCTCACTTGCGCCGAGCGCGGTCTTGTTCGGCGCGTATTTCGCTGTAATCCACCCACCTGCACCTGGCCCATCCGGTGGGCGAATATGCTGCTCGTACTTGCCGCATACCCTCATCAGCGAAACAAATGAGGGACCCGCCGTCGAAGGATAGGCTTACGCATTCGACATAATCGGATCGGTCCGCCTCAGCGCCAAGTGTTACTTCTAACCATTGCTTACTCGATTCCAGCAAGATTAATCACCTCCAATTCTGGGGCCCAACCGAAGGGGCCACACTCGTAGTTTTCAGGTTCGCCCACAACCTCTAGGCGTTCGCCACCTGGGGTGAGGATGACAATATCGGTTTCGATAAAGTCACCGGGGTGGGCATACATTTTTATGGCGACTGTTCGGCGGGCATGGCCCGCTAGTTCAGGTTCCGCGGTGGTGGGTTTCGCCCAGCCCACCACATGAATAATGGTGCCCTGGAGCCCGTAGGTAGTGTTGCCGAGCTCATCAGTACCGGTTTTGAAGCGGCGGAGCCGGGTCACCGGGTACCGCTTAATCGTAGGGAGGCCTGGCATCGCGCCCTCTTTTCGTTAGCTCATAGTGATGGAGTAAATGCCACGGCGTTTCTTACGGAAGGGGGCCAGCATGGTTTTATCCGATGCGGTGAGCCAGGGAGCACCACCACTACCACCATGGGTGAAATTAGCGCTTTGACTAAACGGGCCCGCGGTAACTTGCATGGATTCCTGAAAGGCGGTTTCTTTGGGGGCTTCGATAACCCTGGCTACCATGCGGGACACCACGATTTTGATGGTTTCCGGCACTGGTTCGGGCACTGGTTTTTGCAGGTATCCCTCAACCAGGGCAGATGCTTCTTCCAGTAGCCCTAGGGCTTGGTCTTCGTCGAAATCCACATGGGGGATACGGGCTTTAACATCATCAAGACTTGCGAGCACGACTACTGCTCCGGCGGTTCGTCTTCGGGCTGGCGGGGGGTTTGTCCTCCCCACCGGCCCCGTCGTCACCCGAGTCCTCGGGGTCTTCAGGGTCCTCGGGGTCTTCAGGTTCCGGTTCCAACAGGTCAGGGTGGATGGTTACGCCGTCGGGTACTTCCGCCCCTGGGGCGAGCACATGGGCCTGGGTTTCATCGTGCGCAATGACGTAGCTTTCCAGGTCGCTGCGGATGGTTGCCATGGGTATTCTCCTTGTTCTTAGAGGACGGTCATGGCCGCGGTGTAGTTGGCGTCGCCGACGACGGGCATGCCGATAGCATTAGCCCGCACCCAGGTGGATTTAGGGTCGTCTTCTTGGTAGGCACCGACCACGATGCCGGGGCGGTCTTCTTCGGCGATACCGTAGGCCGGGTCGACGGCTTCAAGAGTGGTGCCCCAGAACGTGCGGCCTAGTGGGGATTCCTCACCATCCACGGCGGGGAGCATGATGGCGATTTTTTCGTCAATCACCCGTTTTAGCACGCCGCCTTTGCGGATCTTCCGGTCGTATCGCAACAGGGGCGGCAGCTCGAAAGAGGCAAGCACGCTGTGGAGGAAGTCCACGGTCACCATGCTGGGGATGCCGTTCACGCCGCCAGCCATTTTGCGGATTTCTTCGCATCGGATCAGGCTGGTGATGACTTTGGGGGATACCAGCAGGTAGCCGGGGGCCTCACCGCTGAGGTTGGCATAAACCTCTGCTTGGGCCTGCAGGTCCTCGATCGGCGTTGCAGTAGCATACTGGTCCCACTTGGTACCCACGGTGGTGGTGAGGCGAGGGTCGCGGCCGAAATCCTGCTCCACGTTGAACTGGTTTTCGCTGATGAGGGCTTTACCAGTGGTGAGAATTTCACCACGCAGCATTTCTACCCGGTCGGCAACAGCCCGGGCTGCGGTGACTGTGGCTCGGCCGATCAGGTCTTTACCGGATGCTGGGGCATTGATGCCGCGGGCCCGAAGCTGGTCGTATTCGCTGACGGGGATTTTCTGGCCCAGGGGCGGCAGCTCCAGGGAGATTTTCTTACCGCCAGGCATGGCGCCGATGGGGGTTTCAGCGTCGTAGGCGCGGTACTCGGCTACTTCAACCAGGCCGTTGGTGGTTGCGGATAAGCTCACGGAGATGTCGTCGACGACACGGTTGGGGAGGAATTGGGCGAGGATGTTTTTGGAGCGTTCTCGCTCGTCGAGGGTTTCGCGGGCCACGGTGGTGAGGGACTGCGGCTGCACAACTTCGGTCCATAACATGATTAGTCACCTTCCTTCGGGGTGAGGATGAACAGGGGGTTAGGGGTGGTGAGAGTGGTGATGTCGAATACGCCTTCGGGAAGGTATTTCACCCGGATGCGGCCGTGGTCGAGCATGGGGGCCACGATATCCACGTCTTTCTGCTTGGCGGACTGGGAGGTGAGCAGGAATCCGGCTAGGGTGTCACCTGCCGCGGTTACTGGCTCGTATTTACCGCCATTCCCACGCTTCAGCGGGATACCGGAAGGCAGAATGTTGTCCTTCACAACGGCGGAAATTTTCTTCCCATCAATGGTGACGGTTTGGGCATTGGCCACGCCGTGGCGGCTGCCTAGCCACTTGCGGTTATCGACCCCCAGGGGTTCACGGATTGGGTTGAGCTGCATGATGAATCACATCCTTTATTTGTCGGTTTTGGTTTTGCCCATGAGGCGGCGCGCCCAGCTGCGGTCGCTTTCTTTCGAGGAGCCGGCCTTGCCCTTGCCTTGGAGAGGCGAGGTGGCGGGGCGGCTTTTCGACGCCCCAGCCCCGGCGCGGTCTGCAAGGAGTTGTGCTTGGGTGCGCATGGCTTCGGTGTCGCCGTGGAGGAAGGTTTCGGCTTCTTTCCGGCTGAGGCCGAATTCCAGGGCGAGCTCTAGGCGGGCGGCAGCGGTTTCGGCTGCCTGTTGGCGTTTGGTTGCCTCGGCAAGCGCTTCCTCGGCCTTCTTGGTTTTACCTGTTTCGGCATCAAGCTGGGCCTGGAGACTGTCGGCGGTTTTTTTGTTTTCCTTAGCCCGGGTTTCCCAGGTTCTGGCGTGTTTTTTCCACACGGTCGCATCGTCTGCTGACCCTGGCTCGGGGTCGGGGTCGCCTTCATCATCATCACCGCTGCTGTTGTCACCGGGGGTTTCACTTTCGCGGTCTGAGGAGTGCGGGGTTGCGGTATCCGCCTGGGTGGCATCAGTCGTGCCGCCACCGGCAGGAATGTCGGGGGCGATGGTTCGCACCCAAGGGGGCATGGGCAATGCTCTGGCTGGCATATTTTGTGTCCTTTCTGTTTTTGTTTGGGCATGAGAAAACCCGCGGTCTCGTGGGGAGAACGCGGGTTGCTGGGGATGATGGTTTTAAGCGTTGGCGGCGGCTAGCTGGACTTCTTCCCTTTCCCAGTAGGGATTGTCCTGTTCCTCATCGGAATACGGGTCGAACACCACAGGATCAGACGACCCTCGGGGGCGGCGCATGTATTCGCTGAAATCATCACTGAGGTCTTCAGCACCATCCCAGTCGAGTTCCAAGGCCCAATCTGTTTTCTCGCAAAGGAAGAAGAAAATCTCCTTCAACAAGGATAGTGCAGCTGATTCCCGAGACTGCGTAACATCAATCTCGACGATCCCGAAATCACGCCGTTGCTTTACGGGCGTCACGTTAACCCACACACTTGGGAATTTTTTCGCTGTGGAAAAACGCGATGCGATTAAATTCTTGGCTTGGGTTGCAACATCCTCAGGTATTTCGGCGGCATCTCGAATGATGATGGATGCAGCATACGACATTTTCTAACTCCTTTCCCAGAGAATTGTTTTTTCCTTGGTTATCACTACAATCCTATCAAGGTCTGCACCGTTGTTGTCTACAGACCTGCGTAAATCAGCTAGGATAGTTTTCTCATCATGCTCCGCTCCTCTCAGATCATAAATGAGCGCGTCTGATTGTTTTTTCCCTTTTCTGCCCCTGTTATTAATCCCATTTTTCGAGGTGATGGATTTCATCTCCGTGGTGACTCCATCAACAATGGCATCAGGAGTATTCGAGATTCCAGTCCTATCCCTAAATCTAAGCCCCGCGCCACCAGGTATTTTATCGAGTTCTTTCAGTTTGATGACGGATTGTGCACCGTTATCTTCTAGCCATTTGCGGATTCGGTCTTCTTTTTCGGGCCATGCTGTGTCATCCGCCAAGCCGATACTTAGGGCTTCTTTGACTGTGATTTTTCGATCGCCCGAGGCTTTCGACATGTCCACTGCGCGCCGGTATCTGACAGCATCTGGTGGCACCCAGTCGGGTGTTTGGTTTCGGTGGCGTTCTATGGCTTCGGCGAAGGCTTCCTGGTCGCTGCCTGGGTATCTGCCGGATTTTATATAGATTTGTTCTAGCTCTTGGTTGATTTTCGGCAGGTCGGCGGGGGTTTGCACCTCGATGCCGAGGCATTTGCAGTTGTCGTGATATTTTTTACCGGCCTCGGTGAGCAGCACCGTATCGCGGCTGTAGACTGCGCCGCGACTGGCCAGGAGGAGGCAGAAGGTGCAGGCGTGGGGTTCCGGCACTCTGGCATACCGGGTGCCGGCTTTTCGGGTGGCTTGGTATACGGTTTCGCGGGCTGGTTGTTGCACGAGCCGGTTGGTGATGCCGGCGAGTTTCCGTAGCACTAGTTGCCGGTCTAGGCCGCCGGTTACGGTGCGGGAGGTGTTTAGTGCCCAGGCGTAGGAGCCGAGGATTTGCTCGAATCCCGCAGGGTCGGCCACTTCGGGGTATTCCAGGCCTTTCAGGTTGTCGTCGAGGCTGCGGGAGCGGAATAAATAATCGGCGGCGGCGTAGGCGGCCTGTTCCCCGTAGGCTGCGATAATCGCCTGGAAGGGCTCTTCCATAAGCTGCTTGGCGTCGGCAAAGCCTAAGGTTTCGGTTTGTTTCCACCAGGACACTAGATCCCGTATAGCGAGGGTCCGCAGGTTGTCCATGGCCTGCTGGTAGTCGGCTTCAGCATCTAGGTCTCGCGCCATATGCTAGCACCTCCCTCCCATGGGTGTTGTTTAGGTTTTCTCCCGCAGTGATACGGGGGTTGCCCCGGTGAATCGGATTCCGGGCAGGCCGGCCAAGTCGGCGGCTACTGTGGGTTCGACCCCGGCGCGGATCATGACGCCTAGGGCGTCGGCGCGCTGTTTGAGATCATCCGCCCCCCCCCGCGAAGCGGTTGTGTTTTCCTGCGGGGCATTTCCAACAGAGGCTGTTTCGGTGGGGGTTTCTTCGGGTTCTCGGTTTGCCCTGGCCAGGTCAAGCACGGTGGCGTCACCGATAGTGGCGGCACCGCCGGCAAGTGCCGTGGCCCGTTGGGTGGCGGATTGTTCGGCGAGTTCTTTCCGCATGATTTCCTGCTCGGTTGGGCTGAAACCAACCCTGCCCCACACCACGGAGGAGTGCTTCGGGGTGATTTCAGCAGCTACAGCTTTAGTCATGGCGTCCATGGTTGCCGAGAGCGTGGGGGTGGCGGCCGCCAGCCATTTCGCTTCGAGAGAGGCGATAAACTCCCATTCGGGCGGCCTGCCGTCGAGGATGGCTTTGCACACGTAGGCGAGGTCGCGGCACAGTGGCCGGCCGAACGCCAATTGTCGGAGTTCGGTGCGGCGCACCAGGCGGGATTCGGTGGCCCTAATGCTGTCGGCGCTGGGCGGGTTATCGGAGGCAAAACCCAGATACGACACGGGCACCCCTGATTGTGCCGACACTAACTGCGCCATCATCTTGAGCTCTTCAATATAGGGCGTAGGCGGGGATGCTTGAAACTGGCCCGCGGTGATGTTCGGCAACCCATCATCAGGATCACCCGGCGGCACCACCAAAGCCTTACTCATGGCCACTTTCCACCCCATTTGGATGAGGTCGCTTTCCGTCGCGTCCTCATCTAGGCCTAGCTGGTCGAATGTGGCATTCAACAAATAGCGCTGTGGGGTGGTGTAGTACTCCCTGTTGAACTCCATGCCCAACACCGTTCTCACACCATGGTCGGTGTAGTATTCGATGGCCGTGGTGATTTCCGAAGCGCCTGCATCTTTCCCGGCGCGGGACCGGTTTGGGATACGGATCAGGCCACACCTACCCCAGCCATGTTTGACGCAGATGATTTCCCTTTCCGCTTCGTGGGGGTCGGTGATGATAGAGATCACCCGGTCCGGCAAATGTAGGGTTTGGTATTTTTCGCCATTTTCCCCGGTTTTTTCAATATAGCCTGCTGCCATGCGGTTAAGCCGATCATCCCACATGTAGGTGGCTTCGCCTGCGGTAACAGCATCAATAATGATGGCGGGCTCACCATCGCCGCCCGCGGATACTTCGAGGAACCCCATGCCAGTAACGAGGGATTCCAGGGTGGCTTTAGCAAATTCGGAGGCCAAGTCGTTTTCGGCGAACACCTGGTCTAGTTCGCTGATGTCCGCCTTTGGGGATATCCACCCTTGCCACTCCAGCCGCTCCGCTAAAGAGTCAACAACGATTTCGGGCCAGCCAACAACCGCCCGGATGCTGCTAGCAACCGCAGGCAGGGCAATATTCAAATCCTTGAGGGCGTTTTTGCCCTCATAGTAAGCCCACTTAGCCTTATTCTTCCTGGCATGTTCTTGCAGCCGCCCCGACAACTTGGCAATAAGGTTATGCTCGTCGTCTGCGAGCTCGTAGTCGCGGATTAGTTCGAGGGTCATCCGATCATCACTCTCCTTCGCTTCTTAGGGCCGGCCTTGCGGCGGGCACGGACCCTGCCGGAGTTCAGGGCCTCACGCCTGCCGACGTTGGCGGCCACCATGGCCACGCACAAATCCACAAGCTGATGGCTGTCACGGCTGGTTTTACCAATCGCCAACCCAAACTTGTTCCAGCGGATTTTCGTGTTGTTCACGTGCGCTGTGAGCGCCGGGTCGCCATCATGCCGGAATGGCCCATCCAGGCCGTCTTTGTCGATAAGGTCCTGGATGATTTCTACCTCCTGGGAGAAGCGCCGGTTCCGGTCGGCGGCGCCGGGTTCGGAAAACCTCATGTCCCAGAGGACGGAGTGGGTTTTTGTTGCCCAGCAGCGGAGTTTTCGGCGGAAATCACGGTGCCATGCGTCGATGAGGGGCCTCCAGTAGGAGGCTTCGGTGGTGTCATCTTTGGCGGGTGATGGGTCGACGCCGAACCAGACGACTTTGTACAGTTCCATGATTTCTCGCACCCGGGCGTCCACCTGGTCGCGGTCGACGAGGTAGCCTTCGCCCCGCGGTCCCCGGGGCCTTGACCACACGCCCAACGTTTGGTTGTACCCGTCTGAGATTCGGCAGCCCATGAGGGCTGTGGCGTCTTCTGATTTGGAGCAGTCGAGGAACATGGCGATCTGATCCCCCGGCTCAAACTGGCGGGTGGGGTCGGCGAGTGCCGCCCACGCCTTGGCAGACACGTAGGAGTCTTCGGCATCCCCTAAGCCGTTCATGTAGAAGCGGATGGCGTCACCGGCCGAAAGCTCGGGGTCGACTACTTCGTCGGAGAGGCGTTCGAGGTCGGCCCAGGGGGCGTCGGAGTAGGCCTGTTGGAGCGCCAGCATGCGTTGCTTGGGGTCGTAGATATCTAGCTTGGGGTCAAATTCAATAGAGTCATAGAGGATGTCTTTCTTGAGCTGCGGATATTTACCGGATTGCTGTTTCTGCCATGCTTCGAAAGTCTTTTCGCCAATGGAGTCCTGGCCCCGCTGGTGGGCGTTGGTGAAGTCCACCATCCGGGCCTGCACGCTTTTCTTTGATTTGCCGACGTTTCGGCGGGCGACCTTAGCAACCGCGTGGCCGCCGGAGCGTTGGGTCATGTGGTGGGTTTCATTGAGCACGATGAAAGTAGCAGGGTCGCCCTCGGAGGACCGCTCTGAGGCGGTGAGCACTTCGATGCGGGCCGGGGAGGTCTTCACGAAGGTCGCAGTGCGGCCTTTATCCAGCCCATAGTAGTTGGTGGCTTCAACACCAAATTGGGAGTTGGCAACCCGAAGGACGTCTTTCGATTGCTCTTCGGAGTTGGAGGCTATCTGCACGAGGGGCATGGTGTGCTGCTTGCCTACGTATCGGGTGCCGTCCCAATGCAGTTGGGAGGGCCCAAGCAGCTCAATGTTGCACATGGCGGCGGCTAGGGGATCTTTGCCACTGCCTTTGCTGCCGCGTTTGCAGCCGCGCCGGTAGATGAACCGACCCTGGTCATTGAAGGCGTACCAGAGGATGAGGAAGCGGGCTTGCCCTGGTGTGAATCGCCAGGGTTCGCCGTCGTCGTTGAGGAGGCCGGGTTCGTCGGTGCGCCATTCGGCCCAGTCGATGACTGTGGGGCCTAGGGAGTTGGCGATGAGGTCGAGTTTTTCATCCATGGTGGTGGGCCATGGGAGGGTGCACCAGGCGCCTTTGTCGCCGAGGTAGTAGCCGGGTGGCATGGTGAGGTCAGAGATTAGCGAAGCGGTTATGGGCATCGATCACCACCCCATCACCTTCGGGCTTGGACTGTTCGGCATCGCCGATTTCCCATTGGAGGCGTTTCATGGCCATGGGTGAGAGCCCTAACCGGTCTTCGATTTGGCGCAGCTCCGCCATAGCGCTGGCGTTGACCACACTATGGTCAAGCTCATCCTGGATAGCGTTCCGTAGGATAAGGTAGCGGGCAACTAGAAACTCGTCGTGGTTGCGTTCCCACATGACTGCCTGGGGTCGTCGCCAGAGTTCCGCCCAGCCGCGTTGCACTCGGCCGGACAGCGGCCATCGGGGTGTCCTCCCCTTCCGGCCATCGGCGGGGAGCGTCACCCAGTCGGGCCTGGCGTTGCGGCGGCGGGCGTTCTTTTTCGGGGGTGGCCCGGGCACGGTCGGCACCCCCTTTCGTATTCTTAGGTTTTCCTAACCTTTCCTTTAGGTTGGCCTTGGGAACCCGTACGGACCGTCAGACCCTTTGCCCTCCGCGGCCCGAGGGCCACATCGGGGGGTATCCCCCCTACCCCCGGTCGGTATCAAACTTGATAATGTGGGGAATATCACAAAATGAGGGGGTGGGGGGTCGCTTCACTCTCGCTACCCGGGCGGCGCGCTCCGCCTGGGCTTCACGTTGCGTTTTGGCCTTGTGGCATGGAACACAAAGGGCTTGGAGATTGCTAAGATCATCGTATCCGGGGCCGCGGGTGTTGTCGATGTGGTCTACTTCGGCGGCGGCCCCGCCGCATTGTTGGCATGTGTAGCCGTCGCGGGCAAGAATCTTCTTGCGGATATGAGTTTTCACGTGGGTAGGGGCGCCGTTTCGCCATGCTGCCATATGGATTCCCTCCCTGAAGGTCAGAAAGTAGGAGGAGTGGAGCGGCAATCCCCTGCCCCACGAGTTATCCGGGGTGAGGAGCCATCAAAACGCCCCGGGGCGACGCGAGCCCTAAACCCTCCACTGGTTTTTCTGCAGGCTGCGTCGTCGCGTCGATTATATCACCTGCTGTGACAGCAGGCAAAGGCATATTTTTCAGGCGGTCCAACACCTCACCGAGTCGATAGCATGCGATGCGATCAGCGCTTAAGCGAGTGTCAATGTGTCCACGCTCGGCCCACTTGCGTAGCAGCGCACGGCTAACCACATGCCCTTCGGCATGGGCAGCGTGGATGATAGTTCGCCACGTCAGCCACGGCTCACCGACGTCACACACCATGGGTTGCCCGGCGCAGAGGAATTCCTGGAGCCTGGATTCTTGGTGGCGGAGTTCGGCGTGGATGTCGGGGGCGAAGTCTAGACCTGTGATGAGTCCAGCGTTGAAGTCCATGAAGCGCAGGAGTTGGTGGGCGTCGCAGGTGAGGATGCGTTCGGGTTGGATGTAGTTGGCGACGTCTCGGGCAACCTCGAAGAGCCTAAGAGTGAGGTCGATATCTAAGGTGGTGGCGGCCCCGCCTGGTGTAGTGGGGTGGGCCCCGGGTTTCCTACCCCCCTGGGGGTTTGTTATACGGGTGGGGGTGGGGTACTTGGCGGCTTCCAGTTCTGTCCAGAGGCCCTGTAGGCCACGTAGCGTGGCACGTAGTCCTGTCTCGGTGGTGGTAGTAGCGGCGCCCATGGTTTCCTCCCGTTCCCCAGCTGATATGCGTGGGCTAATGGTAAAGCTGGGGCTTGGCCACTAGTGGCATTCACCGCACCCTGGGAGGCGAAGGGCGGGGGTGTGGTTACTTTGTGGGGCGTGAGGCGTGCCATCGTTTGATTTCGGCGGCGTCCCATAGGCGAGTGCGCTCTAGCTGGAACGCGGGTTGTGGGGCTTGGCCACGGGCAACGTAGCTAGCGAAGGTGGCCTTAGCGACGCCGATGTGCTGGGTGATAGCCGTGACGGTCCAGTATTCTATCCCGCTATCGGTAATGGTTGTTCGGTGTGGAATGTCTTTGGCGAGGGTGATGTCGATCATCGTGGAACCTTTCGTGGAGGATTAATGGAAGCTGGGGTTCGACTTGAAAACCCCACTAGCCGAAGCTGGTGGGGTTGCTGGTTAGCGGCGCCAGCGGCCAGTACAGGTGAGATATCCGAGTATCGCAGCGGCAATGGCGAGTAGCGCAGCGGTGGCGACGCTTACGCTTTTGCTATATAGCGCGGTGGCGACCGCCGCGGTAAATGCGGTTACCGATACGATGTACATGGGTCGCGCTTTCATGAAGTTTCCTCCTTCCTGGGGATTCACGTGGTAGGGTGGTGGGGTGTCCCCCGGGTGAGCTAAGTACGTTTTAGCTCACCCGGGGGTTACCGTTGGCGCTTACCGCGACGGTAGCGTTTCCGCTTCCGATGCTTGCCTCCGGGTTTCCTGCCTTGCAAGTAGGTCAGGATGCCGGTGGCTACGGCAATCGCCGAGAGAGCCAGGCTAACCTTGTCGGTCATCTGGGGTCACCTCCCCTCCACTATTGAGTTTTCTGTAAACCGTTTGGCTTACACTTTTTATTATACAGCGTCACGCTGTATTTTTCAAGTGGGGGTATAGGTTTTCAAGGGGTGTTAATGTGTTCTTTACCACATTCATCCGATAGTGAGAAACGGCATGGTGCGGCTAGAAATTAGTAAACCGATCAATCACCTTTAAGCGCCTGGCGGGGGTCCACCAGTAGCTCCCTGGAAACGGCACGAGGCTGGGGTCTTTTACCCGACAGTCGCCCCCAATATAGCTTTCGAGCAACACTTCTCGGCGACGGTCCAGGTCGAGAAACCACTGGTCCATTAGCTTCAGGTGGGGCCAAACATCCTGAGGGATGCGGTGCAACCGCCACCCCATCGTGTCTACGATGTGGTGCTTACCATCCTCGATGTCGATGTATTCGCCCGGGTTCTGGATCAGATAGAGCGATTCGCAGGTTAAACAGGCTGGCAGTTCTTCATCTAGAGCAAGCGCTAAATCGGCAACGTTTATATAGCGGACACAGTCAATTTGCAGGTCAAGCATGGGGTAACGCTGTCTCGATGGGTGTATATCGGCTAGCAGCACAACAGGCTTACCAGATGATATCTCTATGAACGGCTGCCCTTTTAAGTGCTCCTTGAGGTTGTCTGGCACCGCGTCGATAGTCAGCCCTAGGTACGGCTCTAACTCTGCAGGCATAGGCAGGTATAGATCGGATAGGCTCATGATGGCTCCTTAAGGTTGTCTGGCCCCATTTTATGGCGGGGGTTATTTTTCTTGGTCTGCGTAGAGCGGGTAATTGTCGAGCGTGTCGTTACCGCTGCGGTGCTCTCGCACATGGTTATAGCAGCATTTACAGAGGCCGCGGCACTCGTGGCGTTTAAGGTTTCGGCAGCGGAGGCAGATTACGGTTCGTTTAGTTCGTTTGCTTTTAGACATTGGGGTTTTCCATTCCGGTAGGGATCGTAAAGGTGTTAGTGCAGATAACAATGCTGCGGCGTGGTAGCCGCCCTGTTTCTTCTTCGAAGACTGTTTTGAGGTTGGCGTCAGCAATCTGGCAGGCGATAGGGTCGATTTCGATCATCCGTAGGCGGTAGTGATAGAGGTCATCGAGTTCATCCGGTGTGAGCCCAGATAGTTGCATTATTCTGGCGCAGTAGATGCCGGTGCCGCCGAAGGGGTCGAGGATTTCTACCCGTGGGTCAGCTAGTGTGGCGCCTTGGGCGGCAAGGGAGTCTTTCAGCGCCCTGACTTGAAAATCTACGATTTCCACGGGGGTGACCACCACTCCATCACGATGCGACCTGTCACTATTTTTCGCCGCGGTGTACTCCTGGTAGGCAGTAGCAAGCACGGTCTGCCAGATGGGTTTAGGATCAGGGCTGGGGTTCAACTCGAAAACCTCCTGATCCCATTGGTTTATGGAAAACCGTAAAAGACGTAGCATTGTTTTTGCCGTGGCGGGTGCCATACAGGGGCGGGTATGGGGCTAGCTCCAGTACCTCCCGGAGCGGGATGTGGATTTGATTCCATTTGAGAGTGAGCGTGCCACCTGGGGCAAGCACCCGGAAACACTCAACGAAGCACTGGCGCAGGTCTTCCCGCCACGTGGTCATGAGAACCCCATACTTCTGGCACATCCACCCAGTCGCCCCGGCGCGCTGGAGGTGGGGTGGGTCTAGGTTGATGAGGTGGAATGTGTTGTCGCGGAAGGGTAGGGCGCGGTAGTCGCACTGGATGTTTGGGCTGATGATGATTTGGCGGCCGTCTGATAGTTGGTGGTGGGTTGCTCGCTGGTCGGCGTAGATCACGCCGGGGTGGTGTTTGTTGTGCCACATGAGTCGGGCGCCGCAGGTGACGTCGAGGATCATTTAATGAGCTTCCCTTCTCTGGTGTAGCCGGCACGCTGACGCCAGGCCTGCTTGGCGGGGGTGTCATCGTAGTCGGGGTCGGTCGCCCATTCTTGGTAGTCCTCGAAGGTGATGCCTTCGTCAGATATGCACCGCCATTCACCCACGTAGTTCCATACTTCAGGGAAGGCCATGTCGCAAGCTAAGCAGCTTTTCAGTTCATAAAGGCCATCGCAGTTTACATATTTTTCCCAGCAGTATTCCTCACCAGGGTTGATTACCGCCCCGCACGCATAGCACTCGTGTGGTTTCCTAGCGCGCCGGGTTTTTTCGTCTAACAGCGTACACATTATTGTTTTTCCTTATAGATTCGTAGGAACACGCCGGTGATAGCTGGCCCGTTGCTGTCGGCTTCGGCGTAGCGTTTACGGGCGTGCCATGTGGTGATTCGGGAGTCGTTTTTGAGCACACCGGCCCCTTCTAAGGCGTCCCCTAGTGCCCTACATAGTTTGTCGAGGTCGTATGAGGATTTAGACGTGGGGAGCATGCTGCGGACGCTTTTAGGGCGGGGTAGGCAGAAAACCGCTTGCACCAGCACCGCTTCGTCGATGGGGTCTTTCAGTTGGCGGCTGCGGTAGGTGGCAAGTTGGAGCTGTGCGGATTGCCGCCACACCCGGGTGCCGGAGTTGTCCTCGATGACACGCCCGCCACCCACGTAGCGCTTGGATCCTTGGGGTTTGGGGTCACCAGCAATGTGAGCGATGAATACCGGCTCGGGCTGGGCACCCAAATACTGACCAAACAAACTTTCGATTTCGGTGTCGGTGGCGTCCGGTAAAAGCCGCTCCCGAATGGCGTCGAAGAACGGATCATGGCTCACGATGCAACCCCCACTGCTACGAGTTCACCTGAACGCTCCTCTGCCAGGTTTGGATCATGGTTTGGAGTATCGGTGTAGGCGCCCCGGGTTTCGACCTTCTGCGGGGCTTCTGGGGCGGTTTCTTGGGCAGTTTGACGCCCCAGGATGCCGTCTAGTTTCTCGCGTAAGTGCGCGGGCATACCCCGGCCAGTGAGTCGTGGCTGGGTCTCTGCTTTCGGTTTGGGCAGCTCGCCAGTGTGGTCGCAGTGCGCTACACCTGTTGTTTCACCTGCGGCGTTCTTGACCGCTACGTAGCCAAGTTCATCGCACAAGGGGCAAGCGTGGATAGCTGCTAGATGAGCCTGTTTTTCTGCGTCAGCGCGCTGCTCGAACCACCGCCGGGCCCGCATGCAGTTACGACACGGCGGCACCTCCTCCCGCGGCAGGTAGGCGTGTTTCCGGCACCGCGGATCGTCAGGGCTCGACCACTCCGCAGGGGTGCCAATCACCTGGTACGCCCGAACGGCAGCCACCACGGCCTGATCCTTCGCGGTCGCGGTTTTCTCACCGGTGGGGTTGAGGCAGGACGGCATCCGGCTATCAGCACAATTCGTGTCGACGGCTTGGTGTCCGGCAAGGTCGGGTAGCCCAGCCCACGGATCCTCAAGAACCGGGGCGGGCGCGGGCTCTACCGCAGGCTGGGGATCAACCGCCACAGGCCGCGAGACGCCCACCGGCTCCCCTTGGGGCTCCGGTCCGGCGGGGTGATCGGCTGCGGTAGCAGGCGCCACCCCATCGGGGGCTAATCCAATTTCGATTTGAGGAGAGGGGGAGGGGGCGTCGGGCACGGGGCAAAGCGCAACAGGGGCTGCTACCGTGGTGCGGGTTTTTCTTTCCCCTTTCTTTTTATAGTTCTCTTTCTCATTCTCTTTCTCGGCAGGTTTTGCTAGCGGCTTGCTAGCTTTTGCTACCTTTTTGCTAGAAACACCCTTTTGAGCTGCGGCTTTAGCAAGCCCACCTTTACGGCCAGCTGCGCGCCGGGCTTCACGCACCGCCTCGATATCGGCGGTGGTTTGCTGATGCTCCGCGTAATCATGGATGAAATAGTCGTTTTCGCCCTCGACCAGTAGGGGGCGTTCAGGATCGCTGTCTAGGAGCTCTTCGACGATTTCTGGCGTCCACCTAGCAAACGCTAATCGTTTCCTGATGCGCCCGTCAGTGTGCTGGCGGGCCGACCAAGCAATCATCTCGATAAAAGCCAGCTTGGCGGCTGGCGATAGTGGAAACACCTTTTCGCTATCGAAGAAATCGAGAGTGATACGGATAAACAGACGGTCGTCTTTGGGGGCGGTGGCGGTTTTCGTTGCCATAATAGGTCTCCTTTAGGTGGTGGCAGCTTGCTAGCTTTTGCTAACAACGGTGATAAATGTTCTATTTGTGATTTTTTCTGTGGGGATATGGGGAATTTCAAGCACGATATGTGTTTAAACATGTATAGGGCAAATATTAAGTAATGCCGCCCCTTATGTCAACACACATTGTGCTCATGATAGGGTTAAAGGGTGGATAAAAGTAGCATTTTTGGTCAGAATCTCATCTACTACCGGAAGAGGGCCGGATGGTCATTAGCGGAGCTAGGTCGCCAGCTAGAAGGAGCCGGCCATACAATGCACATGACCAATCTCCGGCGTATCGAATCCGGGGAGCGCATACCGCGAATCTGGGAAGCTACTGCCCTAGCCGAAGTGCTAGGCGTTCCAGTGGAAGCTTTCACTATTGACCCCAGCGCTAGCGAAAGCCTGGCAGGAGTTACGGATAAGCTATCGGAACTTACCGACACCACCGAGAAGTTCATAGCAGCCGCTAACGAAGCCCTAAACGCCAGCGAAGCCCTAAGCCGGGCGATTACCGAAGCCGAGCGCGCCGGGGTGCCACCGAAGCTGCTTTTAGAGGCACGAGAGCAACTTCGGGAGTGTGGCGGAATCATGGCGGATAACCGACTAGCAATCCAATAATTGGAAAGTTTGTTCTACTTATTTTTGGTCGGGGTAATCGACGTGCGCTAGTACTGTGAGGATACCGGCGGCTAGCCGGTAGAGCTGATCCCGGGTGATGTGGTGGGCGCCCCGCTTAGTTTCCGTCCTCAGGATGATGTGGTCAGGGCCGCAGTGGTCAACCATCACGAATCCTTGTAGTGCGCCATTTTGTAGCACTAAGAGCCCGTCCCTGTAGCCTTCGTCGTCGAGCCTGCCGTATCCTACGCTGTCTGTTGGCTGGTAGGTTGGGCTGTCGGTCAGAGCCTCGATTGTATTAATGATCGTGTTGATGTCTTGGCGGTCCAAGGGCTCTGCGGGGGCGTATTTTTTGAGCCGACCGATGGCCTCCAGCATCGGCGCTAGGCTATTTGCTGGGGTGTTCATTTTTGTTCCGTTCTCTGGTTTTAAGGTTTTCCGTCTGTAGGAGGATCACTAGGGCCATTCGGGCTAGCTGGTAGAGGTTTTTCTGCGTGATTTTGCAGGTGCCATACTGGCAGTCGTCACTGATGGTGATGGTGATATCGTCGGGTCCTTGATGGCTGATCTCGATAATGTATCTTGATCCTTCTCCGATCCCTGGCATGTCGGGGAGGAATTCCACCAGCACCCCATAGTCGTCGGGTTTATCTCGGAATTCAGGCTGGTTTCGCATCTCTTGGTAGTCGGTGTCGTCTAGCAGGAAATTTATCCAGCGGGACACCACCCGTAGGTGTTTTTCATCCTCCTCATCCAGGAGGGTTGTGTCCTCCCGGAGATACTTCAGGCTGTCTAGCATTTGCTGGATTGAGGGGTGATCCGTCATTTCGTTCCTTCTTCTTTGTTCCATTTCCAGTGGAATCCGGTGTCATAGTCGTGGTGGCCGCCGCGGTGCCCGCTGCGCCTGGCGCAAATGTGTATTTGCTGGTGTGGTTGATAGCCGGTGGCTTCCAGCGCGCAGCAGCGGTTAGCCGCCTGGAGGCGTTCGCGTTTCATTTCGAGCCGGAGTTTGTTTTTCTCATTTTCGTAGAGAGCATCACGGATTTCCGGGTGCTTTATCATAGGTGCCGCCTATTTTTCACCGTGTAGGGCTTGGTTACCGGCCGGGGTGATAGTGCCGTCCTCGGTGACGTACCCGAGGGCTTCCATGGCCCGTACCCCAGCCCGCCCGGTCTTTTTGCCTGCTGCGTACCTGCGGAGGGATCGTAGTGCTAGGCGGGATTCGTAAGTGGGGGTGTTCGTGGTCATTCCTTTTATGCTCCTTGTTTCGTCACTATGACGCCTGTGTCGTTGATGTCGAACCGCCCATCAAGGAAACGGCTAATGAAATACTGCTGGCCTTTGCCCGTGACTTTCGGGGTTTTGTTGACCGTGATATGCCCGTCGGCGTGGGTAATAACGGTTTCTTTGATCTCGAAGAGGCCCAGCTCCATGGCTTTCTGCGTAGGGCTGTTCCAATCAGCGCCACGGCGGGAGGTAAGGAACCCATGGGCCCTTAGCCAGGTGAAGAGCCGGTTAGCACCAATATCAACGCAGTTGCCTTTGAGGATCTTCGCCAAATCCCCCACCAGGATCGAGGTGGTCGATGCGCTCACAGCATCAGCAAAAAGCACCTTGGGCGCAGCCTCTTCCACCCGGGTTTCCAACTCCAAACGCTGAGCCCGCTCCTCCTTCAACTGCGTAGCCAGGCGGATAATAAAATCCGGGTCAGACAACGCCTGGGCTGTCGCTTCCGGGGTGAGATACCCGCCATGCGACCGAATCGCCGGCAGCACCTCTTCCGTCACCCAGTCCTGGAACCTCTCGGCCAAGGCGGCATGAGATTTTAGAATTGCCAGATACAAGCCGGGTTCACTAATGACAGCGAATTTTTGGCTACCACCAAGGGTATCGAGAATCTCGATACCCTTTTGATGGTCACGCACGAACCTCGTAACCTCACCAGTAGTTCGATACCCCAAGGCTTTCGCTACATCGGCGGCAACCCACCATGGGGCACCGCAGCGGGTGACGACTCGCACTTGCGTACCATTAAACGAGAACGGTGTGATTTTGTTATCCATACTATATGGGTTCCTTACTTTGTTATTAATGGGGGCAGCTAGGGTTCAACTCCGAAAACCCCTGATATGCTTGCCACGGTACGTACGAGACCATCAAAAGGGCTGGGGTTCAACTCGCAAAACTCCTGATATGCTTGAGCCTCGTAGCCTTCCAAGAAACCTCAAGCTGGGCTTCAACTCGAAAACCTCCTGATATGCTTGCCATAGACCCAAAAACAAGGCCCAAGCAAGCAATATCGGGGGATTTCGCTTTAAAAAATGCAGGCTAGCTAAGTGTTTTCCCGGTTTTTCGTTTTACGCCGCCGGCGTTTTTTCGGCGTGTAATAACGGCCTGCTACTACCCCGTCGACGGGCATTCGTTGTTCTTCCATGCGCTCCAGGTAGCGGCCGCATGCCTCTAGCAGCGGGCACTGATCGCAAAGCTGTTTCGCCTGTTCATGGCGGGCCAGCATCATTTCTTCCTTCTCCATGTACAGGCGCCCATCCCAAAACGGGAGGGCAACCTGGTGGCATGGGGCAGTAAGAATACCGTCAGGGGTGAGCGGCTGCTGTTGCGGGTTAGCGGTTGTGGTCATCTCGGAGACGCTTTACCACCCGATCATTTGGTTTTTTATCACCACCATCAGCACCATCAGCACCAGTGATTTTCTTCACGCAAACCCCTACCTGACTATCCCCATCCAGGTATTCCATCACCGTGGTCATGAACATCACGGTCACCCTGCGACAGTCGCGGGCGGCCATGTGGGCGCTGAGAGAAACGCCCAGGGCGGTGAGAGAGATAGCAATTGCCACTATCGAGATGACGAGTACGGGATTCATTATGACTCCTTTTCGGTTTGGTTGTTTCGGATGTGGGCTGCCGCATGGATTGCGTAGAGGAACGGGCGATCCAACGACCGGGTTTCTGCGTCTAGCTGGCCGAAGGGCACTAAATCGCTATGGTTTGGGTTGGTGGTGCTGCGCCAAGCAGCCCACGCATCGTGCACGTCTTCCAGCGTCGTGTAGATGCCTTTGGCACGCATCAACACCGCGTAGATCAGGAAAAGTGACGCCGTTTCCGCGGTTGCTTCGAACCCTTCCGGCAGGTTCTCCACGATCAGGGCGGCATCCTCTTCTAAGTAGTTAAGTCCCGTCATTGGCTACTCCTTATTTCTGTGTTTTTGGGGCGCCCCATGGCTGAGGAAGACCACGGGGCGCCAGTTCCCGCCCGGCTAGTTAGGCGGGTAGCGCTCATGGCGGGAGTTGAACCCGCGTAAAACCAGACAATCAGCTTGACCAAACACGAAACCAACAAAGCAAGTGTCTGGTTTTACCTCACCGGAGCATGAACCTGACAGGAGCCCAAACATCAGGCCCCTGGTTAGATGCCCTCCCCGCACGAGGAAAGGGCAATTGGGTGTTTCCACTATCGAGTTCGCTATGCAACACGCCCCACGCTGGGGCCTAGCACCCTCCGGGGGAATCGAACCCCCACACCCTTTGGGGCGGCCTACCAGACCAGGGCTATCCTTATTTATCCCGCTAGCTGGTCTCAGCGCCGCGGGCCAGCGAGGCGTTTGCCCACATCATCGCCTCCTCCAGCCGCTCTAAGGCCAGGTTTTTCTCCCTGCTGTCATCAAGCATCGCCTCCAGGTTCCGGGCGAAATTCTTAAATTGTCGGCCCACAGCGATCCGCAGCGCCCGGGTTTCATCATCCAAAACCCGATAATCAAACCTGCGGTCCAGCTCTTCATATGGGTCGTAGTACGGGTCAGCGCTATACGGGGTAGCAGACATTCTTTGTTTCCTTTCTGATTAGAGGTTTTAGGAGCGCTCACGCATGAAACCGCGAGCTTGCTGGAGTGCGATTTCGACTGCCTCGTCCATATCGCCGATAACCGCGGTGCCGTATTCCTGAACTATCTGTAGCGTGGTCATGACCGCATCTAGCTCGCCACTGCTGTAGAAATCAATCAGCAACGGGGCATTTCCACGTTCACCCATTAGGCACCTCCCCCAGCAGCGGCAGCCCGGCAATCATCACTCACCCGGGCAAGATAACTATCCAAATGCCTACGCTCAACCAAGTAAGGGGACCGAGGCCTGGCGGTTTTCCGGCTGTAGGGGATCTCCCCACTCAACAACAGCACCCGAAGCGTTTGCCGGTGGATCTTTGTATATGCAGCGGCCTCCGGCAGTGTCAACCACTCCCCCTCCCGGCGCGGCCGGCGGCGTTTAGACGCGGGGGTTTTGCAGCGGCTCATGCTCACTGCGCCTTCTCTGCTAGTGGTGCGGTGGGGTAGTTTTTCTCCCCACGCAGGCCTTGTTGGAGTCGGTCTAGCACGTTGTCGATGTTCATTTGGTAGGCTTCTAGGGTTTTCCGGGTGGCCTTGTTGCGGTAAACACCTAGTGTGGCCAGCCACATGGTCAGTGTGCGGCGGTCGATCACGTACATGGTTTGTTCCCGGCCGCGTTCGGTCACCAGGGGAATCCGTTCGATCTTCGCCCAGCATGTGAGTTTCAGTCGGTCCTGCTGCGTGGGCTGGTGGATGCCCAGGCTGTTACACACTGACGACAGTGTGACCCAGATTCGCCCATCAATCAGGGTCGCATCTATCGTGTTCGGGGTGCCAGGCACTTTCACTTTGAATAAATAATGCATTCGTGTTACACTTTCTCTATTGTTTCTTGTTCCGCCCCGCTGTGAAGCGGGGTTTTTGCTTTTTACTGGGCTTTACGACGGGGCGCTGGTGTTTATACTTGAAGCGTGGATATCCCCTTGGTTTCCCTTATCACGGCTACTGCTATCAGCGTGGTCAGCCTGGGTGTTGCTGTGGTGAGCCAGTACGATGCGAAGCACGCTAACCGTCTTGCTGAAATTGCGAACGAAACCGCTAGAGAAAGCTTGGACGCTGCCGAAAGGGCTAACCTTGCTGCAGAACACGCCAATGAGATAGCAGAGGATGCGAACCGTATCAGCGGTAGAGCGTTGCAAGCTAGCACTGATAATCTGATCTACGAATGGGGAATCAAGCTCAGCGATAAGACTGGGGTCGGGGTCGCTACTATCACGAATAACAGTCCCCACGACGCAATGCACCTTACCGTTATCGCCGAGTGCGAAGGCCACCCCGTTGGGGCTGTTGAAGCCGAGCACTTGCCCGGATTCGGCCAGCTGCGCCTCAACCTGGCGGAAGGCCTGAATCAAACAGTCGCACGCCATGTCAGTAAGCCTGCTATCAGCAGCCAGGCTATCGTTCTCGGGGGCCGTCAAACCCGGAAAATCGTATTCCACATCCAATGGCAAACCCCACTTGGCGTGCCTCGAAGCCATATAATCCAGAAGAGACTGCGCAACAAAAACAGATAGCATCTCAGGCCCCATCCAAAACAAGGATTTTGTCAGGCCGGGCACCCAAATCAGCAAGAGCGTCCAAAACCGTGATAGTGGGTTTCCGGGTGTTCAGGGCGCTTGACCAGGTTTTTCTACTAATTTGCGTCTTTTCTGCTAATGCAGTATTTGAGGCTATTTGATGCATTCTTTTAACTCGATCAACCTCATTCAAATTGAGTAAATACATTCCCTCTTTAGCTTTCTTCGCGTTGATATGTAACCGAATTTACACAATCACTCATTGGGAAGCAACGTATATTACTCATGCAAATACGGCAAATAACTAAACCCCCAGCCCCCAGCATGCCCACTGAGTAAAATATTACCCAGAGTGATAGCATATTTGTATGGAGATCAAGCGATGGTTGAGCGAATCAGCACACAGGCGGATAACGGATCAGGAAATCGCGTCGATCCTTGGAGTTACACGTAAAACCGCCAACAAGCGTTTGAATGAAGGCCTGCCATCAGATGATTTGATACGGCTATGCGATGAGCTAGGCATTAATCAAACCTTGGCGCTGGTTGAATTAGGCAGGATCAAGCATGAAGACGTGCTTGAGTATCTGGACTCGGAGGGGCAGCTCCTGGAGACCGCTGATGATGCCGCCCTAGTGCTGGAGCTGGCGCGCCGAATTGTTCCTGAATCTAAAATATTGGAGCAGACGGTAAGGCACATCTCCTCCGAAAACAAGCCTGTTGGTATCCGAAGCGCCCAGCGCAAACCTGCTGCTGATGTTTTTGATGATGATGCCATCATCGCCCGGATTAATGCTGGTGTGGAGCAGATAGCTGCTCAACAGGCAACTCCCCCCATCGAGGAGCATTTCACGTAGAACTTTCCCAAAGACTGGCCCGTGAAGATGTTAAAGTCAATTTTGTAAATAGAAAAGAACAGTAGGTTGTGCCTTGATGGGGAACATTACCCACTAGGCTAAGGGTATGACTGGCGAAAAAGAATGGTTCAGCTCAATGGTTCGGCGGAAAATATCCACTACCGAATTAGCCGATCTTTTAGGCGTTTCTCGCAGAACTGCTACGAAACGACTCAGCGAAGGCCTATCGGCAGATGAGTTGATATTAGTGTCGAGAAAGTTAAACCTTTCTCCTATTCATGCTCTTATCGAGCTTGGAAGACTTACACATGCGGAAGTTTCTGATTACTTAGGTACTGAGGATGATCTTTTACTGAAAACGGCGACCTCGGAACAATTGATTTACAAGCTTGCAGAGAACATACTTACCCCTCAAGCAAAAATAGAACTCGGCGCTTACGGCCGAGGGCAGCTAACCCTGACAATTGATGGCGACGCAACCATTTAATCCCATATTGCTCGCCCCATAGTCATATAACTACCATTTTCCTTATGGCAAGCGGGACAAAATGGTGGCAGTATGTCACAAAAACAATCAGGAAAGACACATACAGCTCAGCCGCCAAAAGGGTAGGCGTCGACAAGTCAGCCTTTACTAGGTGGAAAAACGGTGCACGGCCTGACCCCAATCTTGTCGTGAAATTCGCCCGCAACTACAACCGTAACGTTTTAGAAGCCCTAGTGGCAGCAGGTTTCCTAACCGAGGAAGAAGCTGATCTTCGAGAAGTTGATACAGGCGGGACAACGCTTAAGGAAGCCACCGACGCCGAGCTAACCGAAGAGCTTCTACTGCGGCTAAGGCTGCTGGAATGAAGATAAACCAATCGACATTCACAGCGACCCATGCAAAACTCCGATTGACGCTGCTGATGATTTTGATGATGATGCCATCGTCGCCCGGATTAACGCAGGAGTGGAGCGGGTAGCTGCGCAGGAGGCGACACCACCTATCGAGGAGCATTTCACATAAAAGAAGTTTTCAGGATGGGGCTGCAATTTTTTCAAAGCGAAAACCCCCGATACTGCCTGCTTAAACCCTGTTTTCAGGGCTGCAACAAGCGTATCAGAGGTTTTCAGAGTTGAACCCCAGCCTTCGAGGCACGCCAAGTGGGGTTTGCCCAAGCGTATCAGGGGTTTTCGGAGTTGAACCCCAGCAACCCCAGCCAATGGAGGGAGTTGCTCTTTGCGCGCAAAGCTTATCAGGGTTTTGAGATTTATTACACATATTTTTTCGCCAAAATTTATTGCTTCTGGCATGGTTTTGTTTCATAATTGTTTAAGTCAGTTATCAGTTTGAGGAGCCAATCATGAATGATGCTGAACAACGGCTGGAACATTTATTGCATCAGTTTGATGTTCGTCTTGTCGAGACGGGGGCGCTTACCCCACGCATGAATGCGTGCTGGCATCCCCTGACTCGCACGATCTATGCCCGGCATGGGTTGGACCCGATAACTCGGGTGTGCGCTGTTGCCCACGAGTTAGGGCATGCGTATCACAATCATGATTGCTCCACACCGGATAATGAACGCGAAGCCGACGAGTGGGCTGCTAACCAGCTGCTAGATGATGGCCTGGTAGAAGAAGCTGCGTGGGAATGCGATTCCGAGCCCGTGGCCATGGCCGCAGAGTTGGGTGTGACCGTGCACCTGCTGCGCACCTGGGAGCGCCTTTACCGCGTAGGTCGTACCCGGCATGTGAGCGCATGCGGCCTCAGCCTCAGCTGACCCTGACTCTTATCCCAAGCATTGATCTCCACTATTTGCAAAGGACACCCTGTGAGTATCACGCAAAGCATTGAAACCCTAGCCGCGAAGGTGGGTGTGAGCTGACGACCATGGAGCCCATACTTCTTCAGGCTTCACAGCGCCCGACTGTGAAAGCGGTTGGGACCGAGTTTTATGAAAATATTCGGGTTCCTGAGACCGCTACGTTGTTCGAGGTGGTACCGGAGCCGGATAATCCGTATGATCCTAATGCCATTAGCATCCGGTACGGAGGGCAAACCGTTGGATATATTTCTCGAAGTCGCACGGCAACGTACTTGCCGTTTATTAATCGGATTGCGGCTAGTGGGAAAACGGCCATTGTTCAAGGTAGATATAGGCGTGATGAGTATGGGTTCATTAACCTGCACTTGTATCTTCTTGCTACTGACACGGCGATTCCGCCTAATGTGCAGTTAGTGCCTAAAGCGTCTTCGTATAGCGTGCCTAACGCTTATCAGGGGGACAGGAAAGGTAAAGTCATTACCCCGCCGAAGCCATCGAAGCCTGCTCCTTCTGTGTACGCCCGACCAGCAGCACTAAGCAAGATTCAACCGGCTAAGGTACCGTCCGGCACGGTAGCGCATACGGCAGCGGTGAAGCCAACTGTTGGTGCGGAAAGTGTTAAGGGCGGTAATACAACCAAGGATAATGATGGTATTAATGGTTCTACACTGCGTAATTTAGCAATCATTATTGGTGTTGTTTTATGTGGGCTTGCACTTTGGGGCCAAGGCAGTTGGGGACAGACACTGGGGATTGGTAAGAAGGCTATTGCCTATCCAACGTCGTATAGTAATGTTATTTCGACGCTTTCGCCGGAATACAGTAGTCCGAGTAGTGAGCCTTATAATGCTGATCGGATCATGGGGTGGAGTGATAACCGGGCTCGTTATTTGTGTCATGATCGGATTAAGCAGCAGTTAAAATCGCCGTCTACTGCGAAGTTTGAGGGGCTTTTCGATTTCATTGCGGTGCAGAGCGCTGACCATAAGGATTGGATGATTCACGGGCATGTGGATGCCCAGAATGCTTTCGGCGCAACGTTGCGGACGAATTGGACTTGCACAGTGACCCCTATTGATAAGGATAATGCGATGGTGGACGCGACGTTAAGTGAGTATTAAATGGACAAGATGGCGGACATTAATGTGGCGGATTATTCCTGTTTTTACGGGTTGACCTGTGGTGATTGGTGGACACTAGTGTGGACAATGTTGGGCCGGTAATTGGCCTGTAAATTTTTGTGGCCCCTGCTGACCTGGTGGGGGCCGTTTTCAGGAACAAGGAGCAAAAGGGGAACAAAGAATGGCGTCGATTCGTAAATACAAAACAGCGAGGGGGTATGCGTGGCGGGTTCAGTACCGGTCGCCTGATGGGCGGGGCCGCACGAAGCAGGGGTTCCGCACTAAGGCGGAGGCGGAGGCTTGGTCGGCTAAGAACGCTACGGATATTCATGCTGGGCAGTGGCGGGCACCAACGAAAACAGCTATCACGGTGGGGGAATTGGGGGATCGGTGGCTTGCTATGCAAACCCACCTGAAGCCATCAACTATGCGGACGACTGAGCAGTCATGGCGGGTGCATGTGCGGCCCAGGTGGGGTGGTGTGTCAATCATGGGGGTGAGGCCTAGTGATGTGCAGGAATGGGTGGCGGGCATTGATCGTGCGGCTGCCACGGTTCGGCACGCCCACGCCTGCCTGGCCCAAGTGCTGGACCTGGCGGTGCTGGACGGGTTGTTGAAAGCGAACCCGGCGCGGGGTGTGCGGTTGCCGCGGCGTGCTAAGTCGAAGAAGGTGTATTTGACGGTGGAGCAGGTGCAGTTTTTAGTGGATCAGTGTAGCCGTTATCAGGAACTTGTGTGGGTGTTGGCGACGACTGGTTTGCGGTGGGGTGAGGCGGTGGCGCTTCGAGTGTGTGATGTGAATGAGGCGAGGGGTCGGCTTAGTATTACTCGTAATGCTGTGACTGTGGGGTATGAGGTGCATGTGGGGACGCCGAAGAATCATGAGCGGCGGACGGTGGCGGTGCCGCGTAGGGTGATGCAGATGCTGGTGCCGTTGATGGAGGGGAAGGCTAGGGATGCGCTGTTGTGGCCTAGGGAGTCGGATGGTGGGTTTATGCGGGTGCCTGGTTATGATGGGTGGTTTTATGGGGCGGTGCAGCGTGCTATGGGTGCTGATGCGGATTTTCCGTGGGTGACGCCGCATGGTTTGCGGCATGTGGCTGCGGGGTTGATGGTGGCGTCTGGGGCGAGTGTGAAGGTTGTGCAGCGCCAGTTGGGGCATGCGTCGGCGGCGATGACGTTGGATGTTTATGCGGATCTTTTTGACGGTGATTTGGATGAGGTTGCGCGCGCTATGGATGGGGTTTTGCAGGCGTCGTGGGATTGTCGTGGCGCCTAGGGGTGTCGTTGGGGTTTCTGCTGATGGTGGGGTTTTTGGTCGCGGGTTCGAATCCTGCTGGAGGCACGTTTGAAACCCCACTGCCAGGCGTTTTGCCGAGTCGGTGGGGTTTTACGTTTGTGAAACATGGTGGGTGTTATGCAGGCACCGAATTCGCAGGAATTCGAATTTTTGT